TACGCTCACGCAAGCGAATGTAGCCGCGTGTTGCAAACTGTCGAGAGAAATCTTTTGGGAATTTACTCGGACGGTTGCTGGAACCCTCGGCGGGCTGAGATTGGCGTGAGGGTTTGGCCGGATTGAGTCAGTTCCCGAACAAACTGCTTTTTCGCCGTAAGCAGGCCGTCATCGTATGCCCTCTGGAGGAGCTTGAGTTTGCGTTCATCACCGCCCTGTTGGAACCGAGGACGCATAAATTCCTGTTCGGCAAACAAGCGGCGGTATTTTCCAACGAGTTCGCTGTACCGGTCATACTGCTCCGGTTCCATGCGGTCATAGGTCTTTTGCTTCCAAGTCAGGCTGGGATTCGGAACCGATGGAATTGCGCTGTTATCGGCAGTTCTGCGCCAGATCGAGTAGATCGATGTGTTGAGCGGATCGGCATCGATGTCGCGGGCCTTCCAAGCGTTGAAGAACTGGTAGACCCACGGGTTGCTTCCTTTCGGGGTCTGCTCAACTGCGTCTCCCCAGAGGTCTCGGCGCACCGGCATCGCATTCGGATCTTTCGCACCTGGTATCGCAAGACCGAGAGCAGCATATCTTTGGTTCAATTCATCAACCGTATCCTTGATGAAACTTTGGCCACCGATGACAGGAAGCTTGTCGCGTTCAGCGCGGCGCATGGAGCCAAGAATCGCGGGAGCCACCGGAGAAGCGGCAGTCACTGCGAGGTTCTTGATCCAACGGTCCATCGATGAAGTCGATTCTTGCGAGAGGAGCTTGATAAAATCGCTGGTTCCTTTGAGGAACTGCTGCTCCATCACAAAGTTGAGTCCAGATTGAGGCACAGCCTTGAAGACTGATGTGGCAAGCTCTTCGTTGGTGCGACCGCGCTCGGCTTGACGCAATGCGCTACCGGCCATGATGCCCAATGCTCCAGCGGTTCCGAGTGATGAGAGATCGACCACAGTATCACCGCCTTGAAAGTCTGCTTTGCCGCCGCTCACAAGACGTTTAACGGCAGAGAGGTTGATCGTACCAGGAGGCATCACACCACCAGCTTTCGCCAACTCGCGAGCCTTGTTCGTTTCGCCGGGGGTGTCGAGGTTCGGAGTGATCGCACCCTTGTGGTAGAGATAACCGAACGCCGTGGTGATCATGGCCCCGATAGCGATTCGTGATGCAGCAATGTTGCGTTCACGAGGCGTCATCTTGCTCCAGTTTTGCAACGCCCCGGCTGGTGTGAACTGAAGAGCCTCTGCGGCCACGTTGATCGGAGTCTTCTGGAACAGCGAGATGAGTCGATACGGGACGTATCCGGTAGCACCAAGCTTGTCTTTGATGAAGCGATTGATTCCAGCCACCGCCTGAGTCGCGGTGTTGTCTTGTTGAAACACGGCTTTGGCCGATTCAGATGCAATGGTTGCAAGATCGTCCTCGCTGAATCCTTTGCGCCCTCGTTGAGCTTCGGCATCGGTTACGAACGCCAGCTTGGGATCGCGCATGGCGATCTGAATTTGAGCTTCGGAGAGACCTTTCTGGCGACCGATTTCGCCAATGATGCGAGCGCGTTCGGCTTGCTTGAACGGAATGTCAGTAGCTTGCGTGAGGCGAAGCATGATGTCAGGCAGGATGCCAACAGTCGCCTCGGTCAGATTGCGAGCGGACAATGCGGAGCCGATTTTTCCTGCGGCCATATCTTCCGCGATCCGCCGCCATGCACGCTGGAAGTTGAGAGGGTTTCCGCTATCGGTTCCCAATTCGTATGGCATCGCATTGGAACCCTTGAGCAGGGTCTTAACAAACGATGGCAATGATCGCTCGATAGCTTGGATTCGATCAGTGGTTCGAGCGCGGATGTTGAAGGAGTTGTTCTTATCCTTCGAGAACGTCGCGTCGATGGCTGCGGCACCAGCGTCACCAAGTTCACGAAGAGGGTAGTTGATCGCATTGCCAACCACGTTTCGGACGATTGAGATCGGACCCATCACGGAGCCTTGAACCATCGATATGAAGAGGTCTGCGGCATCGGCTGGGTTGATCTTTGCGAGCTGCTCATTGAGAATTACATCAACCTCGGATCGCTTCGCATCGGCCAAGTCCAGTTGCTTGATGCTCTGATTGATCGCGGCGACATCGTTAGCGGCGAAGGCATCACGAGCGACCTGACCAGCGGCAAGAACTTCATCGTTGGCCAACTTGAGCTTGTTCGCTCCATCCATGAGGATGGCTGCTTGCTGTTGGGTCATCTCAGGACGCTTCTTGCTGGCGAGCGAATCCTGAACCAGTCGAACCAATCCTTCCGGTGTGGAAGAGTTGAGCAGCTTGAACTGGTTGATGAGCTGGCCCCAAGTGGTTCCGCTCTTTGCAAGAGCCAGTGCGGTTTTGCTCGCACCAGTCATATCCCCTGAGTTGATCTGGCGACTGAAGATCTCCATACCAGAGGCAACCCTGGTGTTGGATGCAGAGTCTGCCAGATCAGCATTGAGCTGAGACAGCGACATCGATGATGCGCGGTCAACTACCTCAGCGACGTTCTGTTGTGTGTACTGAGCTTCAGGAGATTGGCCCACCGTCTCGCGGACTTCAGTGGGAAGTTGCTCAGCCTCGGCGACACGCCCTGCGAAACTGCGAGTCTTCTGCTCTTCTCCGCGCTGGAACCGTTGTTCCGTGGCCTTCGGAACATTTACACCCTTCCAAGGAACGGACTCGGTGGTTGCGTAGTGCATCCATGCGATGGCGTCTTCAGGCGAAATCTTTCCGGTGAAGAGCTGCTTTGTCGAAGCCTTGAAAGCCTTGAACCAAGAGCGAATCTCACTGCGTTGGATATTCGGAATCTGCTCACCAAACGCCTGAATAAGCCCTTCTTCGAGGGCAAGTTCTTGCGCCCGCTTCGGAGTAAGTTTGCCTTCTTGGACCTCGGCATTGCGGGCCAGAAGCTCACTCTTGTAGGCGGGACTATCTTGAGCGGACTCAAGCAGTGACTTCCGCATCGAAGGGTTTGTGACCCCTTGGAACACATCGTGTCCAATCTCGTGGATGGCAGTGTCTGGGGTGGCCATCAATGGATTGACGCGAACGATTCGGTTACCTGTCTTGGGATCAGACAGGTACATGCCTCGAACCTCGGTAGATCCGGCAAACGGACGATCAAGTTCGATGGTCAGATTACGGCGAGCGGCAATTTTGGCGGCTGAATCAATGTCAGCCTGAGTTATCTTCGCCCCTTCGCCTTCGCGTTGGAGACGGCTGTAGAGGCTATCGTAGATGTCTTGAGCGGTCTTTACAGCAGCGGTTTCAGCCTTGAACGGCTCTTCGGTAACATCCCGAAGCTCTTCCATCTTGGTAATACCAGCGCGTTCCTCTGCGGTCAGGAAGCGTTTCGCCATGTTCCTCTGCTCAAGGACTTGTTGGTACGCATCCTCAAGTCCATCCTGATACTGCTTTGCAACGAACTCTGGAAGCGTGGTCGGATCGCTGATGACCCGAGCGACATCGGGATCGTTGGCCAATTCCTGAATGCGCTCTTTGGGGATCTTAAGCTTAACGCTGTTGGCAGCTTCCTTGATCAGCGTCTCGGTAGGTTCAGTCTCGGATTTCCACCAGTTCTCGTATTGCTTGGCTGCTCGCTCTTCGCTGATGGGACGATTGCGTTGCTCAGTCTCGGTTCCGAAGAACTGCTCTGGAGCCACCTTTTCTTTCCCGATTCCAAGACGCTCTTCACGAGGAACCGTAAATTCCTCGGGCGTTTTGGAAAGCAGTCTGGCACGTTCCAGATCCAGCTTCTGAACCGGACCCTCTTCCGGTCCTTCTGACATGCCAAGTTTTCGACCTAACTTGGTGGGTCGATTGAATACTGTTCCGAGCGCGATGTCCGCTGCGAGTCGTCCACCGGAGAACTCTCCTCCTTGAGCGACATCGGCAACCTGTTGGCCAGTTGCTTGTGCGACGTTAGCCGCTACGTTTACAGCGGGTTCAACAAACCCTGGCTTTGTGATCGCCTCGCGGAGAGTGGTCTGTCGAGTCAGTGGCCTACCAAGTTCGCTGAGTCCCTTGAGAGAAGGGCGAGCGGTTAAAGCTGTGGGGGCAAACCCGCCAACATAAGAAGCTACTGGCTGCTCCTCCTGAGCTTGAGACAGTTTTTGAAGTGTCTCTGGAGAATACTTTTCAAGCAGTGCTTCTTGAGCTTTGCTCGCTCCATACGAAGTTCCAAAACCACCAATAAGACCACCAATAATAGATCCGGTTGCGGCACCTACTGGACCCAACGGTGCGCCAAGCAAAGCTCCACCCTTAGCACCTGCAATCGCTCCAGGAATGCCCGCAAGCGCGGGAACCGCGCTGGCAGCAGCCGATCTGGCTCCAGCTTCGAGTTTCCCCATGATTGGGTTTTCAAAGACATTCCCCTCCGCATCTATGTCATAGATCTCTGGATCGAGTTTGTTTTCGATCAACCAATCGCGCTGATTCTTGGTCATGTTATTATCGGCTCAGTTTGTCGAACATGCTGCCAATCCACGGATCATTCATTTGGTATTCAGAATACTTTCCAGACGGTTTGTAACCAGCCTGCTGCATCGCCTGAGCAGACTTGTTCATAGCATCAATGTACAAACGATTTTGAACTTCTTGTGGCAGATTGCGGAACTGTTCAACGGGGAAGTTCTGAGAAACAACAGTTCTCGGAGTTCTCTGGTAAACGCTAGCCCCAACTTGTTCGGGCTGCACATTCAGTTCGCTCGCAACATCAGTGTAGAACGGTGTCGTCAGAGTCTGTCTTGCTCCGTACGCAGAAGCTCCACCACGAGACTCAATTTCAGCCAGCTTTCTGTTAATGGCAGCAAACTCCTGCTCTGGAGACATGGGTCCAAGAACTTGAGGTTCAGGTTCAGCTTGAGGCTGAGAAGCGATAGCAGCAGCAGCACCGGATCTAGCTTTTCCAGAACTTCTTCCAACCATCGGTTCCCCTTCTACACCAGCAGGTCCTTTTGCGATAGGCTTTGTTGTGGCAGCAGCACCAATTCCTCCATTGAGACCAATTTGAGATGAAGCACCATACGCTTTTTTCATCTCTTCAAGCTGCGGAGCGATTTCCTTGATCTCACCTGCGGTCATGTCCCCAAAATCAACATTGAATGAACTGCCATCCCCAGTCTCACGCATCGAGACTTTGTATGGAGAATCCTTTTTCTTCCTAAAGAAGTCGGGGTTTGCGGTTTGAAATCGGGTAACAAGATCAGAAGGCCCCTGAACACTTACATCACCGGCAGCGTTTCGGCTGACAAACACCTTGCCTTCGTCTTGCTTTGCCCGCCGCGCTTCTTCCTGTTTGCGAAGCGAAACATCGGAAGCACCCTTTATTCTGCGAAGAGACGCAATGTCCATTCTCTCGTATGGAGTGACAACGCCAGCTTCAACTGCGGCACGTTCAGTCGGACCCATTTCCGCAATGAGTTGGCCAATCAATTCTGCTTTCTCAGCAGCTTCCTTTTGATCGACCGAAAGCTTCTGAAGTCGCCCTATTTGGCGACCAAGCTCCTGAGATTGCTCAACTGGGCCGGTGATATATTTGCCAGTCAAAGCCTCTTCTGTTCCAGCCGTTTCAAGCAAACGCCTGCGGTTTTCCGCATCGGTTCGATTGGCCTCTAATTCAAGCTGACGCTTCAACATTTCGGCTTGCTGAGATCTTACGCGCTCCATCAATCGCTCTTCCTGCAACGCAGCAAGATCCTCTTCCATCAACGCCCGCTTGGCGGTTCTTTGCTGTCGGATCTGCTCGTTGGTTCCAGTGAACTCACCAGCAATGCCGCCGGTAAGCATGGACAACCCCTTCAGCAGTGGGTTGATCCGCCTCTCAGCTTGTTTCTCAAGCTTTTCTCTTGTCTTTTTATTTTCTTCGGGAGTAGCCATAATGTTATCGCAGTTCGTTCAGCATTGATCGTCGGGCCATTCTTCCGCCAAGGCTTCTCATTGCAGCAGCCATGATCTCATCAGGATCGTAATTGATGTATCCGTTGTACGGGTTCAAAGCCTCCTGCATCCGTCGAGCGGGAATCGGAACAGTGGTTGGTTCGACAATGGACGGAGTTGATGTGACCGAAGACCCCGGAAGGGTGATCGGCTTGGGTGGCTTAGGTGGAGTAACCGGAGCGACAGGAGGCTGACTCAGATCCAAGATCGGAGTCGATGTAACCGAAGATCCCGGAAGCACGATTGGAAGCCTGCCGGGAAACCCAACAAGCCCTGTTCCACCGGAAGTTACTACCGTACCATCCTCAAGCTTGATTGTAGTTGGAGGTGTTCCGGCTCCTGTAACCCCACCGGAAATTGGCGATGAAGGATTGTAGGTATCGGAAGTGAGAGTTCCATCCACCGGCTTGACACCACCTTTATCACTAGAAGGTGGCTGGGCCAGATTAACATACTCCCATTCACCTTTTCTCCAGTTCCACCTATTACCAGCATCGTCGATGATTGGGTCACCAATGTTGGTTCCCGGCTGTCCAGGAACCGGATCACCAAGCTTCAAGCCAGGATAACCGGGAAACTCGTCAACCGTATCGCTCGGAGATGCCGCTGTCGAATCGGTGGTATCGTTTGCCATAGATTAGGGTCCCATGTATGACCTGTAACCGGAACCAAGATTTGCAATGCCTCCTGCAAGACCTTGGAAAACAGCCAATGGGGAATTGGCTTGAGCCGCATTAGCGTTTGATAGAGCAAAATTTGCCCCCGTTTGAAGTAATTGGCTTGGTGAAGCCTGCTGGATGCCCTGCATGAGCTGAGGTGCAGCGAACGGAGAAGCACCCTGCTGGAGGCCGGGAAGCTGAGCGGCTTGCGATACGATTGGTTGGAGACCCAGAGCTGACTGAACGTTGGCGATGTTCTGCTGCTGGGAAGCCTGCCGCTGTTGCTGCGAAGCCATTTGGCCCGCGAAGGTCTGTTGCTGAGCGGTGTTCCGCTGACCGGTGGCCGCGAGGATATTCTGGAACGCTTCCTGAGCTTGGCGATTAGCGACATCGCTCGTGGTCTGGCCGCTCTGGAGTAGGCCAAGAGCTTGCTGACGACGCTGGACATCGGCATTCGCAATAGCCTCACCCACCGCCCGCGCCTCGCGGAAAGCGGAAAGGTTGCCGAGTATGTTTCCGGTAGCAGTGCCACGAGCGCGAACGGCTTGCTCGGCGGCTCGGATCATTGCGGGATCAATCGTTCCGGCTTGAGCGAGACCGGCACTGATCTGGCGTTCGAGGTTGCTGCGGATGTTCGCTGTTTCGCCAGTATCCTGCGGGCCGGTAGGCATGCCGACACGCTCGTAGGTGGGGGCAGCGGGAGCGGTCTCGGCAATGGGGCGTTGGCCAATGTCCTGCAAGAACTTGTCATAAAGCTTGTAACGCTCAGGATCAGCGGCTTTAAGCTCTTTAACACGTTGCTCTGCGAACTGAGTGCCGAATTCCTTTGCAAGATCGAGTTGAGTCTTGGTTTGAGATCCAGCAAGCTGACTGAGTGCCTCAGAAACGGCCTTGGTTACATCAATGTCAGACTTTCCCGCAAAATCATAAGTCTTGGTTCCGGTTTGGAGACCTCCTTTATATACAGGAACTTCAACTTTTTGACCAAGTCTTGCAGCAACATCGATTGCCCTTTGTATTGGATATGTTTCTATTGAAGCCTGAACAGCTTCTCTGTTTGCAGCGGATAAATCTGGTGCTTTGGGGGAACACATCTGCGGCTCTCCCCAAGGAATAGAAGGATAGTCTTTGCTCCAATCATCTTTAGCAAACAGCATTACGCTGTGAGCCAAAACCCTAGATATATTAATATCAATATTCATACTCCTCCTTCAAATATCTCAGTTTTCCAAATAGGTCTAAAACCAAAACGCTTCATATGTGAGTTATATGGGCTGTTTTCGTTGCATGCTATAAAGTACCTTGGAAACCCTTTTGTTTCCATGATCGAATCATAAACCCGTTTGAGGTGCATGCTGTCTCTGGCCGACACTTTTTCGGTGTGGTTCCAGAGCAACAGGATTGGAATTCGACCAAAAGACGATGCCCCAATGATTTCCCCATTCCTTTCGACAACGTGTGTTGGATGAATGATTGAGTCATTGTTTGCACGAGCAGCCTGCAAGACATTGGATTCTTGCTCAAGCGTTTGGATGAGTTTGACCGTTGGGAATGAGTTCATTGCTGAGGACGCACGGAATCGACGAAGCCAGAGAGAATGGCGGATTGGAATGACAGGCGACCGCCCGCATTGGTTTCAACCTTAAATTGAATCGAGTTCCATCGGCCCTTGCTGATGAGGTTGTAGGCTTTCAGGAACTTCTGAGAACTGGTGATGCTCAGGCCAGAATCAATCGTAGAGAATGTCCCAGTCATGTCCTTGGCGTAGGAAACGGTAACACCTGTATTCTGGGTGGTGTACGGGTTATCGAACGCGAGCTGGATGCTGTATCCGATCTTGTCGGGGATTGGTTCCCCAAGGTTGTAAGCCTTTGTGGTCACCGAGGACTGGTATTGCGAGCCACCATCCAAATAGGAAGAAACCGGTGTTGGTACGGTGCGAGTGTTTGGCAGGTAGTCGTTGAATGACCAGACCTGATTACTTCCCGCAGACACTGCGGTCATGTCGCCAGCAAACATCAGCACAGGGCCAAAGCTTGAGAAAGATGTGGCAAAGAAGTCGTTTACCTGCCAGTTGTCCCAGTATCCAAGCCAAGAGCGGGCCAGTGAGTGGTATACGATGATCGCGTTATTCCGAGGGATCAGGTCTTCGAGTTCAAGATGGTAACCGTTTTCAAGAAGCATCGCATACTCGCTTTCGAGACCAACACCGAACGGTCCTTCCTGAACGAATGGAACTGCGAGCAGGTATCGGTTGTTCCAGAACACACCGTCGCAGAGTTCGAGGCGTGTCTTATCAATGCGGCTGATGAGATCGTTGATCGGGCTGCTGAGCGCGAGTCCAACGCTGGTCTGAGTACCCGCTTGGATCTGGGCCATCGAGCGGATGCCGTCACGAGACAGGAAGAAAACGTCAGCACCCACCGCAGCAATGGATCGGTGCGAGGAGCAGCCGATGTTTCCGCTGACGAGCGAGATAGACCAATCAGCGGGATCTGCCGTGGGATCGGCATCCACAGTCCAGATGGACCGCTCCTTGAACACGAGCAAGCGGTATCCGAACCACGAGTAGAGACCACGAATCGGATCGCCATCGCCACCAACGCGAATGGAACCAAGCGGGTCCCATGATTCGCCATCGAGGATATCCGAGAAGTACAGGGTGTCGGGCTGGATTGTGGTATCCGCTGACACGGCCCACAGACGGTTGGTGTGGGTGGTGAGATAGAGCGGCTTGGCGGGGGCGGCGAGTGATACGAATGCGACCGCGTGTGATCCTCCACCACCGGAAATGTTTACTGTTGGAGCAGTAACGTATCCACTGCCTGGATTGGTAATACTAATTGCAACCAAATTGCCATCATTAGCAACAATAGCAACAGCGGTAGCCGTAGTCCCACTTGGAGGAGCAGAGATTGTTACATTTGGAATCGTGGAAAGATTTGACCCCTGATTGATGACATCGATTCGGCTGATCTTTCCGGCAGCGACGGATGCGTTCGAGTTAGAGCTGTTGACATAACGCAGTGCGCTATAGCCATCCGCGTAGAACAACTTCTCGTTGAGCTGAGCAAAGTAAACGTATCTCGCGAGAGGATTGATCGTAGATCCGCTGATGACGTTGTACGAAATACCAGGAGATCCGTAGTACAACAGATTGGTGTTCGCGTTGATATCATTCAGCGCGATTACCAGACGCTCTGAGGCGGACGTATCAAAGTAGAAGCCAGAGTAGACTTGGCAGTTGACTGGGAGGTTGGACGCGAAGTTGGCGGTGGTTGCCTCCCAGTTTGTGATAACGTCTTCCCAGTTGCTGGTGATGCTGTTGCCAACCAGTGAAACGGACCCGAGACGAGTGACAAGGTTTCCAAAGTCATCGTAGTCCATGTTGATGGCCGATTCCAAGCTTGTGGCCGGAATGGCATCTGGACGAGTAGCTGAAACGACACCAGTGCTGAACCCATTGCTTCCATCTAGAAGCATCTGGTCGTCGAGTGCGTCTGAGGATTGGAATGGCATTAGGTGATGTCCTGAAAGGTGTAGTCGTAGAGGCTGTCAGGAATGATGCGGCTGATCTGCTGCTGCTGACCGCGTTCCATGTCCTTCATAATGGAGACCTGAGCGGCTCCCTCTTGGAACTTCGCTTGGGCTTTGCCGTACTGCCGCGAGTATTCGAGGAGATCGCCTTCGGTGTAGGCCATCAGTGCATTCTCAACACCGTGCAGCTCGAAGTTGCTGTCGTTGGTGATGGTCTGAGCCTCACCGAACTGGCGCATCTGCGACTGCTTCTTGCCGAGAACGAAGAGGGTTCCGTTGACGTTGGGAACTGGGATGAGCTTGATCCTCGGGACACCGGCCAGTCCGTAGGCAACGTCCATGTTGCGGACCCAGTTCACGAAGTTGTTGGGCGTGGACTTACGGCTATCGACGTTGTTCCAGGTGTTGGGATCGAGCTGGAAGAATGACACCCATTCAGCGGACGGGATTTCGATGCCATCGGTATCGCCATCAATCGTGAACTTCGCGGCCACTGGGAAGTCCATGTACATATTGTATCCGGTGTTCGAGGAGTAGGCCGTGGTGACGAAGGTGTTGATCGTATTGATCTCATCGCCATCAGCGACAGAGATAGAGGTTACTCCGAGGGTATCGTTCCATAGGCACGAATCCCAGATCATGGAGTAGCGGCGGATACAGAACTTCTTGGCCAACGTGAGCGTGGCCGAGTCCGTGAACGACAGCTTATCGCAAGCTGCTTGCGCTACTTCAGAGGGTTTCATTAGGCGAAGTACTCCTGAGCCGTGATCGTCGAGGTGGTGCTTTGCTGGACGGAACCACTTATGTTGAAGTTCAAATACAGGTCACTAGATCCATAAATGTGAATCTTGTATGTAACAGCAGAGGCGGTATTGGGTGAATCAAGAAACTCTATCTTAACATTGTTGATCGACTCAATCTCACCGTCTTCGTAGCTGGCAGAAGCGATTCCAACTATTCCAGTACCAGTGCTTGTTCCAATCTCAGTTCCGTTTCTAGTTAGCCTGAAAACGCAGTTTTTGGAATCACCAGTTAAAAACGAATAGTTGATAACGGCAGAAACAAGAATGTTTGAATCGCCGCTTCGTGGAGTAATAGAAACCGATATTACATCAGCACCAGATCCAGTGGTATTTGCCTCAATGCTTGCTCTGGCTTTGTTTGCAGTCTGCTTACATTGAGGTGAGTTCAATGAAGTCTGAACAAACTGACTGGAGTTAGAAGCCCGAAGTCTTCCAGTCGAATCAAGAATAATAACCTTATCGGTATCTGTATCAACATTCTGAGTGGTGATGTTCGGGAATGTAACAACATTCGCGTTCACCGTCAGGAGATCTGCGTCAGCATTACCAATAGTGGTATTGCCGTTTACCGTCAGGTTACCACTTGCGGACAAAGAAGTTCCACTAATAGAAGAGCTAGATCCAATCGAACCGGTTACAGTAAGGTTGTTCGATATGACAGTAGCACCAGTAACATTGAGGGTGCTATTGATTGTTAACGGATTGGCGAATGATACGTTTCCAAAAAACGATGCATTTCCATTGCATGTGAAGGTTGAATTGAATGTTACCGATGAAGCAGTAAGGCTTCCGGCAAACGAACTTGATGCGGCGGCGTTGGTTTGGACGATGTTTCCAAACACGGACAGATTACCCGCGCTCGTGGAGATGTTGCTGGTGACCGCGAGGGTGGACGAGAGATTGGCGGCACCAGTGACTGCCAGAGTGGACGAGAGGGTAGTAGCACCGGTAACGATCAGGGTGGATGAAAGGTTGGTCGCACCGGTCACACCGAGCGTAGAACCAATGGTGGCCAACCCAGAGACTGCGAGGCTCGAAGCCAGTCCGGTGGCACCCGTGACATTCAGGGTACCGACAATGTTGGCTGCGGTTGTGGAGATCTGGAGCGCGGAATTGGTTCCGCCGCCATCGCTGATGCTCCTGAGACTTCCGGTAAGACTGGCGTTGTCGGAGGTCTTGAGTAGGCCAATGTAGGTGGATGCTACTGAACTTCCTGTAAGTGGGGTTGCCATATCAGTTTCTTGATCTGTTTCTGTAAGTTGACCTTATTTTCCATTGGTCCTGATAATTTCCAACCACATTCTTGGCATCAGCAACGATTGGGGTGGTTTGCGAGGCAGCGATTACCGCTGCCGCCAAAGTCTCAGG